TTCATAAAACCACCTAAAATAATCAACCATTCAAATAACCCCGCATTTCATTATTTCGCCTTAATTTTTTAAGCGCAATATTAGCAGTTGCTTGAATGTAAGATTGATTGCATTCACAAACATCTGCAATCTCAGTAAAACTCAAAGTCTGCCCTCGGTTCGCTATGTTGCACAATACTGACAACCCTAAGTCAATACTGTTTGCATCAACAACTGGGGGCGCTTTTGAATGTGTAACCGCTTCGCTATGGCCTAGTGCTGTTAAGCTATAAACAGCTGGTTTTTTAGACTGTTTATTTCTGGTAAATAGCTCACCAAAAGACTTTCTTCTCAGTGCGTTATTTACTGCTGATAGCGTTAAACCCGTGCTTTTGCTTAATTCCCATACTGTCATTGGTGTGACGTTTTTATCTATGGCATGAATGATTTTTAAACAGCTGTTATGGCCTTTTTCTGTTATGTTCATAGTCTGTAAAAAAGAAGCTTTTCTGTTTGTTGTTATTGTATAAAATAGCGTTGATAATCTATGCTGTTTATTGAGTCTGAGTTCATCAAGATCTATTTCTTTATTTTTTAAATACGTCTGATTTGTTGCGTCTGGATCTGTATTTATTTTGTAAACATGTCTTTTTCCACGGCGTTTAATAGTGGTAAACAGGTGGTAATATTTTGGGTTATTGATGATATAGTTTAAATCTTTTCTTTCAATCCCTGTTGCAGCTGCTATTTCATTTGATGTTATAGGGCCGTCTTTTAATGCGTTTTTTATTGCTTTAAATCTATAATCAACAGTGTTTGATCTATTTCTCATATCTAAGCGCCTTGATCAGCTCAAGCTCGTGAATAGCTTTGTTTATATCTTCAACGCCTTTTCCGGTTGGCTTATCGTGACGGGTGACGCGTTTAACAATGCAGCCCTCTAAAAATAGCATGTCGTTAGCCACTATGTATTCTGCAGGTTGAATTTTGCATTGTTTATAATGAACGCCGCCAATTTGTTTATTTAATGCTGATTCAGTCATTTTTAATATTCCGTTGGGTGTAAATTAGCAATAATAGAAATTGCATTAACATAAGCATCAACTAGGCCTTGTTTGTTGTCTATTGCACGGCGTAAATCATCATCATTATCTATAAAAAAGGGTTCGACTATATTACAAGTCGCGTCTGTCTCTTTTAGTAGATAGCCGCCACGATCTTCAACATGCTTTGCTTTAATCCCCCGATCTTTTAACCCCAGCGCCATTACAATATGATGTTGCAATATTTCCGCGTGATGTTTTCCTTTTTGCGAATTATGATAATAAAGTACCTCTGATCCGCTCGCTTCGGTATTAAATGCATTGCAATGCAGGCTAATGATAAAGTCAGGTTCTTTGGCGTTTATATCCGCTGGCAATTTTCGGTAGGTGTGACGATAAAGGATGATTATTTCCACATCAGTGCATTTTTGTTTTATGTCATGCGCTAATGTTTCATTAAAAATAAATTCACTTAGTCCAGTCATTACATTTAAAGCGCCTGGTGATTTGCGGCGGTGGCCTATGGCTATTACGCAGCGTTTTTTACGCATGGTTTAAGTCCTTTTTTAAGCTGATTTTGAATGATTCGCCATCATCTTCCGACTTGTATCCGGCGGTGCAGTTTATTCCTGGGTTGTCACATGGCATTAGGTCAGTGGCTAAACAAGCGCATTCCGAATTACCATTAAATAAGCCGTCGAAGCCTTTATCGAATAGGTGATTCATGGTTATTATTTTTATGGTATTCATTTTTTTACCTTTATGCAGTAATAGTAAAACTGCTCTGTTTAAAAATCCGCATACCAGCCTTTACGCCTTTTTCAACCGCTGTTGCTCCACTTTTTCCGTCCCTTAATAGGGTTTTGGCGTAGATTGCTGCTGTTTCTTGGGCTAGTCTATTGCCGCCAAGGTTTTTTACTTTTAACGCGATCAGTGCGAGGATAAAGCTTAATCTGTTTGTTTCCATGATCTTCTCCTGGTGTTTAAAATCATTACTGGAAAGACGACTCGAGGAGGGTAAACCGTCAGTCCACTAATAACTATTGTTATTAATTAGCGTTGCGCTTATGCGTGGCTTTCTTTGCGATTGTCTTTGTATTCAAAATTGTGTGTATTGCAAAATTCAATCATTTCTTCTGATGTTTCAAACCTTATGGCTACTGTGGTTCCCCCTATTTCTAGGTTCATATTAGCCATTTCTGTTTTAAGTTTTGAGTGAGTCGCTAACATTGAATAGCCTAGTTTTATGGGCTGGCCTTTGGTGTCTATATTGATGCTGGTAATGCTCATTATCCCGCCTGCTTTTTTGGTGTTTGTTGTTTGATTCGCTCAATCAACTGTTTAATTTGTTGTTTGGTCACTGTGTAAAATGCATCCCTGCTTGTTTTTATGTCCTAAAGTTTTGGCTCTTCAGCGGGTCGGCAGACTTTTTTTAACGTTTTTGCCGTTGCGTTGAGGTAATGTTAGAACAAGCTAACAAAAAAAGCAATAGAATAATTAGATAAATCTAACATTTTTATTTGTAGGTTGGTTTTATTGGGTTTTGTGCTAGCTTTATAGGGATATTAATTATTATTGGAGATGACGATGGTTGCGTCTGATGGGTCTATTTTTATGATTGTTTTAATGTTTCTTGCTTTTATTGTTTTGGTATTGTGGATTTTTTTGCCTTTTGCCATCTTTGGGGTTAAGGATAAGCTAGATGCGCTTATAAAATCACAGAATAAGACTAATGAATTATTAATTGAGGCTGAGTGGGCTAGGGTTAATCGTGAGAAGGTAATTAAGCAGAAGGTTAGAAAAGGTGTTGATCAGGTTGATAGCCAAGATATTTGGCCTATTAAAGATGATGTGAGTTAAAGTTTAATCTGTATTTATTCTTGTTCATATTTGGCAATGATAACGCCGCAAATAATAACATTTTCATCTATTAGTATATTTTCGTATTGCGTGTTGATTGGCATTAACCACTTTTTTCCTGCATCTTCTTTGTAAGTTTTAAATGTGACCTCGTTTTTATCAATTAACTTGGCAATAACGCGCTTACCGTTAGTGACTTGAAGTTCTGGATCTACATATACAATACAGCCATTTGGATAGGTTTTTGATCCTGCCATATTGGCTGTCATGCTATCACCAGAAACTTTTAATGCGTAAGTGTTTTTCCCGCATTTCGTGGGGCATGGTAGCCACTCTTCAGCATCTCCTGGTGAATAGTTATCTATTGCATCACACCATATTCCAGCAGAAACCCAAGAGATAAGAGGAACTAGGTTTTCTTTGTGTTTATTATTTATAAAATCTTCTTTGATGTTGGAATGTTGTTTGTTTTCGTTTTTCAATCCATATATATGAGGGTATTTATCCCCTTTTCCTGTTGATAACCATGTTGGTGTTACGCCCAAAAACTTACTAGCAAGCAGGAGCTTTTCACCAGAAAGGGCTTTTGTTTTTCCAGATGTCCAGTCTGTTACAGTTGCGCGGGGGGAGTTAGTCGCTGCAGCTAGATCCGTTCTTTTAGCGGATTTCTCTTCCAAGCGTTTAATAATTCTATCTTTTAGGCTCATTTGTTAGATTATCCTACTTTATAAGTTAGATAGGGCTTGCATTAGTTGTTAGCTTGCTCTAACATAAGTATTATGAATGAATTAAATGACCCAAAAATTAAGCTAGATAGTGCTATTTCCGAGTTTGGGAATAAGTCTGCATTGGCTAGGGTATTAGGGCTTAACAGGGTGACTGTTACGGACTGGGTAAATAAAAATAAATTAACTTATGTGCCTGCATTACATGCTTACAGGTTAATTAGGAATTTTCCTAATACTTTTAAAGATGAGGATAAGCAAGCATAAAGATCAATCACACCACCCCTATAAATAACGCACCTCGTTATTCATTACAGCTAGGGTGCTGGTGTGTCCATTTACGCTGGTTTCTAATCCTCTGCTAAAACACAGGATTCAAGATAATAACAGCCAGCATTGCACGGCCTAGCAGTTTAAAAAAAGGCCAACGATTTACTATGTACCTCCTAACTCAAGCCGCTTTCGGGCGGCTCTTTTTGGATGGTTACATCATATTTTAAAAAAATCTTTTGTTAAATGGGGAGTTTCCCCTGGAGGTTGTTATGCAATTAGAAGCAAAGATTATAGATAAAAAGAATTTAACCCCGACGGAGGCAAAAGTTTTGGTTGAGCTGTGTTGTGCTAAACAAACTAAAAGCATTTCGGCAGCGTTGGGGATCTCAATCAAGGTGGTTGAACGCCATATTGATCATATTTATGAAAAGTTGGGCGTGCAATGGACGTCGGTTAATAAACGTTCTGCTGCTATTTTAATCGCTATTCAAACGGGCATGGTTAAAACATTTTTAAGGTCTGTTGTGGCGGTGTTGGTTTTGCAGTCGGCTTTGTTGACTGATGAGGATGTTATGCGGGTAAGGGTAAAAAGTCCTAGAGTTGTGCGGCTAAGGAGTGAGGTGGTTTGATTGCAATATCTAGGGGTCTTTGGTTTTTGGTTGTGGCTATGCTGGTTGTTTGCCTATTGGCTGTCTGCTCCATTGTTCTTGGTTTTTTTGATGCTGTCTTGGGTTGGTTTAATCGTTTTTTTGATCGTTTATTTTTGGGTATTTGGTGATGAGTGAGTCTATTGAGAGTTTGCAGCATAAGTTGAGTCATCATAAAGCGAATTATAAACGCCTTGTTGAACGGCTTAATGCTGTTAATACCGAGCGTGATAATTTGATTGATAGTTTAAATGACTCTTGGGGTGACATTGATTGTATAAAAGTTTCACTTCACATTGAGAGAAATAAGCAGATGCGGTTGATTGATCTTTGCAATACGTCTTGTTGGAGATACAAATGTTAAATAAAGTTGAGTTAATCGGGCGTGTTGGTTTGGATCCTGAGTCTAGGTTTATGCCCAATGGAAATATAGTGGTTAATTTGTCTTTGGCTACTACTCGAAAATATAAAAATAAACAGTCTGGTGAGAAAGTTGAGGAAACCGAGTGGCATCGTGTGGTTATTTTTGGAAAGCTAGCTGAGATTACGGCTGAGTATGTAAAAAAAGGCCGTTTAATCCGTGTTGAGGGGCGCATTAGAACGCAGCAGTGGGAAAAGGACGGTGTTAAGCGTTATTCAACTGAAATTATCGCTAGTGAGATGATGATGTTGGGAAGTCGTGCCGAGGCGCAAGGGCAATCGGCGGTTCCTTCTTCTGGGCAATCTGCACCTAATCAACCAGCTCCGCCTTCATCTTTGGATGGATATGATGATGTGCCATTTTAAGTGAGGAGGTCTTTAGTGGAATCTGATTTATACGATTTTAGCCGCTGTTCTAATCATAATTGCCCTATTAAGGGTGATTGTAAGCGGTTTGCTACTTCTGGTGTGGGTTATACCACTTTGTTTAAGCCGGTGCGTAGGCGTGATGGTGAAGTGTGGTGTTCTGAGTTTAAGAAGAAGGTGAGGCGTAAATGAGTAGGTTTATATCTAATTCAACCATGATACCTAATGCATTTGTCGATGATGCTATGGCTGGCCTTTCTGATAAGGCTTTACGTTGTTATTTACTTATTGTGAGAAAGACCACGGGTTGGGGTAAAGAGTGGGATTCTATTAGCATTTCTCAGTTTCAGGATTTTACGGGCATAAAAGATGATAGAACTGTTCGTTCTGGTTTGCTCGAATTGATCGAATTAGGGTTGATTAAATCGCTTAAAAAAACGGGTCAACCTACTCAATATTGTTTAGTTTTTGAACCTGTTTTAGATGGTCAACCCCCTACATCAGATGTACCCCCCACATCTCATGTACCCCCTACATCAGATGTAGGGAGACCCCCCACATCTCATGTACCTGACCCCCTACATGGGATGTTACCCACAAAAGAAACTAATACAAAAGAAACTAACAAAAGAAAAGAGCAGGGTTTTTTATTGCCGGCTTTTGTGAATGTTGTTGCTTGGGATGAATTTGAGCAGCATAGAAAAGAAATTAAAAAACCATTGAGTGATTTAGCGAGAAATAAGGCGGCTAATTCGCTATGTGATTTATCTCAGGAACAACAGCAAAAAGTTATTGATTATTCAATCCAGGGACGTTACACGGGTTTATTCCCAGATATTATTAAAAAACAAGGGGCAGGTCATGCAGCAAGCGGTGGATTTGGTAAGGAATCAGCAAGCGAAAGAAACGCTAGATTGTCTGAAGAAACAACAAGACAGCATCAAGCCACAGTTGCCCATGCATTGGCAAACGGCCTTGTTTGAGAAATTCAAGATAACTTATCGCAATAAATTTATGAGCAAGTTTGCGAACGCTAAGGAATATTCTGAAACTATGCAGGAATGGGGTTATGCATTGGCTGACTTATCACCTGAGCAGGTTAAGCGCGGTATTGAGCAAAGTATTAAATTATCGGCTTGGCCTCCTGAGATTGCGGAGTTTATCGCTTTTGCTAAGTCGGCGGGGGATTGGCAGCATGGCGGCGCTGCTTATCGTACCCATGTTAGAGCGTTGCCAAAACCACGGAATGTTGATGTGGCTAAATCGGCTATTGCTGGTTTAAGGGCTGCTTTGTGAGTGAGTTTGATGCACGTATTGAAGCAATGCGTAACAAGTCAAATCAAAAAAGAGCGTTGGATAGGGCTGAGAGAGAGTTAAAAGTTGCGCAGCACGAGGCTTTGAGGCAACAAAAAAGATTAGAAAACAGGGCTAAATACCCTGATGTGACCGCTTTTGTTGATGCATTGAACAAGGGCGGATTGAATGTACGGGTGTTGTCTGTGGGTAGTTGTGAAATTAAGGGGGAAAGATAATGATTAGTTCTAAACGGGCGGTATCTGTTCGTGATAATGCATTGTTATCAATGGCGGCGCTATCGTTTGCAGTAACAGCAAATGAGTTAGCAGTTGAGGTAATGAAGCTGGAAGGAATAAAGATTAGTTCAGTACCAAAGCGATTCCCTGAAATGAAAAGGTACGGGCATATTTCATTAATCGAGCATAGAGCGTGCAGGGTATCAGGTGAGAACGCGGGTGCTTATAGAATAACTGCATCAGGTCTTGAGCATCTACGAAGCAAGGGATTGTATTCAGGTGGGGCGGTGGCTGTTGTTGTTCCTAGTGTTGATTATCCTAAGCAGGTAGCTATAAAGCCAGTACAAGAAAAGCCTGCAACAGTACAGCGTTCAACAGTTGGGCGGTCAGCATTAAGCGGACTAAAGACGGCGCTAAACTAATGATTTTATTAAAAAGGTACTTCCCACAACTTTCACCATCGCGGGTAATGAAAAGCGCGGAAAGTTTGAGTTTTTTGGTGTCTATAGGTCTCAACTACAATTTGTTTTTATGGCTGGATGCATTGGTTTTACTGGTGTTTACAGGGTTTGTTATTTTTGGATTGAGCGTTTAAATACATGGTTGCCGAAGTTGCCCCCATTGATAATTATTTTAACTGGTCATTGAATCAGCTTTCTAAAGAATTTGGAATTGCCCGTGAAACTGTTGGGCGGCGTATTCGTGAGTCAAACCTTAAACCGGCTGGAGAACGTCGTGGGCATAGTGTCTACAGAGTTAGTGATGTTGCCAGGGCTATTTTGGTTCAGCAAACATCAATGGGCGGATTGATTAATGATCCTGGATCAATGATTCCTAAAGAACGTTCTGACTGGTTTAAATCTGAAAATGAGCGTTTAAAGTTTGAACGTGATTCTGGTCTTTCGGTTGGCTCTGATGATGCCAGAACACAAATGGCAGAAGTTGCAAAAATGGGCTTGCAGGTTTTAGAAACTTTACCAGATATTTTAGAGCGTGATTTTAGTCTTGATTCAAAAATAATAGCAGGGGTAGAAGAAAGGATTGATGCATTACGGGAACAATGGGCAGAATCGCTGGAGGCTGATGTATGAGTATGGCAGCGGTTCAGATTAGAAAAGATATTTCTCAAATGGTACGCCCACCTGAAAGAATTACCGTTACTGAAGCTTCAAAACGCTATGTAAAAGTAAGAACAGCTAGCGGTGGTGTTGATCAGTGGGACGCTAATTTAACGCCCTACATGGTTGAACCCATGAATTGCTTAAACAGTCGGGAATATGACGCGGTTGTATTTGTTGGGCCAGCGCAATCTGGAAAAACACAAGGCTTAATAACGAATTTTATGGCCTATGTGATCAAGTGTGATCCAGCGGATTCGTTAATAATGCAAACCACCAAAGGAACAGCCAGAGATTTTGATACTCAGGTTGTAAAACGTGCCTTTCGTGACAGTCCAGAACTAAAAAAAGAACTAGCCCCCGGCAGTAAATCAGACAACACATACGATAAAGTTTTTAAATCTGGGGCTGTTTTGTTCCAGCGTTGGCCGTCCATTAATGAAATATCAGGAAAACCGCTTAAATACGTGTTGATTACTGATTATGACAGGATGACACAAAACATTGACGGAGAGGGTTCACCCTTTGCACTCTCACAACAACGTACCGCCAAGTTTTTAAGTAGAGGAATGACCCTAGTAGAAACGTCCCCAGGCTTTGAAATAAGCGACCCAAAACACAAACCAAGCTTTTTACATGAAGCCCCGCCTTGTGCTGGTGCATTGTCATTATTCAATATGGGCGATATGCGGCGTTATTACGTTAAATGTCCAGAGTGTAATGATTACTTTATGCCACCTCCAGCAGAAACAGGGCTTGATTTTATACATGATCGTGACCTATTTGGCGCAACTGAAACAATAATAACCCGACCTGTTAGATACGTTTGCACTAAAAACGGCTGTTTGATTGATGTAAAACATAAAAAACAAATGAATCAGACAGGGATTTGGTTAAAGCAAGGCATGACTATAGACGCTGGCAAAATAACAGGGGAACCGGTAAAAAGCAGAATAGCAAGCTTTTGGTTTCCTGGCGTATTCGCGGCCTATTCTGACCCAACCGCCATGGTTGAGAAATATTTAAAAAGTTATAGAGAATACGACATAACAGGGTCGGAAGAAAATCTAAAAACAGTCATTAATGTTGGCTTTGGAGCGGCTTATTTACGCCGAAACTTAGCAGAAATTGAAAGCAGTAGTGCCTATTCAGATAGATCTGAAGCCCTAAACCGATATTTTGTACCTGATGACGCGCGTTTATTGCTCGCGTCAGTAGATATTCAAAACGGAAAAACAGGGCGCTTCGTGGTGCAGGTACATGCTATTGGTAAAAACATGGAGCAATGGGTGGTTGATCGGTTTGATATTGCCTTTACAGAACGCGAGGGGAAAAAGTGCCGTGTAGAGCCAGGTGTTTATTCTGAAGATTGGGAATTATTAACCCATAAAGTGATTAATTCTAGCTATAAAACAAGTGACGGTAGAAAAATGCTAGTTCATGCCGTATCAATCGACACGGGCGGCAATGGCAACACAACAGATTATTGCTATCAATATTATAAACGCCTACGCCGCCTTAAATTATCAAGAAAAGTAATGCTAATTAAAGGGGGGTCAAATGACAGCAAGTCGCCCATTATCCCTTCTTATGGTAAAGATAGGGACGGGCGAAAAATGCTTGATGTGCCGCTCAATATACTCAATACCAATTCATTTAAAGACAAAGTAAGCGCCATGCTTAACCGTACAGTGACGGGTGGTTTATACCTGCATTTTCCTGACTGGCTGCCAGAAAGTTTTTATGATGAATTGTTAGCAGAAAAACGTGATGTTAATGGCAAATGGGGAAAGATAAAGGACGGATCAAATAACGAATCATTAGATTTATCTGTTTATATTTTGGCTCTGTGTTGGAAATTAGGTTTAAACGATGCCCATTTTAATTGGGAAAAGCCACCAAAATGGGCGCTACCCATTGCAAATGGCAATGTAAGGGTAATGGATGCAGACGAAGCCAGAACAGAAAGACAAGCAGTAAAAAAACAAACTAAAAAGCCAGCGATAAAAAAAGGCTTAACCCACACACAACGATTAATAGCAGCAAGACAGGCAAAACGCAGGGGATAAACCGTGTCATTACTAGAAAAAATGTTAAGTGAGCAATGTTATTCTGAATTAGTCGAAAAATTAGCAGGGCAGCGGGTGTATATACCCAAGGGCAAAAGTAATACAGGTGAACGGATTAAGCAGGAATTACAAGATGGATCTAAACCAGAACAGATTGCAGACAGGCTTGGTTGTGATGTGCGTACGGTTTATCGGCATAAGTGAAAGAGCAGGCGAAAGGCTAAAGACTAAAGACTAAAAGAGAAGGTAATTTATGTGTAATGTAGAAAGGCGAAAAATTATTAATTGTACT